GGTCGCCTTATCAAAGAGGCCTACGCCAGTGCTGCACAACCCGATGGCAGCACTGCCGACTGGCTGGATCAGTGGCTCGAGCACACGAAGGACTACCGCCACTATCGCATGCTGATGCTGATGATCTTTTCAGAAGACATCGCCGCAGTGGCGCGCCAAGTCGGCATCGACTGTGATGCCGATCGAGTTCTGGATGCTCCGTTCGATGTGGCGATCGAAATCGACGACGTCCTGAACGGCAACTCGCGTGGCTCACAGAGCCTGAAACAGTCCGACGCCTGAGGTTCGCATGCACGACGTGGCAACGCAATATCGACACGTCGGCCTGTGCGTGCTGCCCGCCAAGCGTGCGGAGAAGCGCCCGGCGGTCGGTGCGTGGAAGCAGTATCGGGATCGTCCGCCCACCGAGGCGGAGGTGTCTGCGTGGTTCGCCAACCAGCAGGACGCCCTGTGCATTCTCTGCGGGCGCGCGTCGAACCAGGTGGAGATGATCGACTTCGACGCTGGCGGTGAGCTGTTCTCGGCATGGTGGGAGCGCATCCCCGCCGGTCTACGCGATCGGCTCGTCGTCGAAACCACGCCTTCCGGCGGCTACCACGTGATCTACCGTTGCAAGACAGAGGTCTGCGGCAACCTGAAGCTCGCCCAGCGCCGGCTGGACGATGGCAAGGTGGTGACGCTCATCGAGACGCGAGGCGAGGGCGGGCTGTTCTTATGCTCCCCCACGCCGGGCTATGAGGTGGTCCAAGGCAGCCTATGCGACCCACCCGTTCTGACTGGGGCCGAGAGGGACGTTCTCCTGCAGACAGCGTGGGAATTGAACGAATATGTGCCGCCGGTCGTGGATTGTCCCACGCACAGCGCCATTGTCGACCAGAGAGGCGGCATGTCCGTCGAACCGTGCGGCTCTCGGCCGGAGAATGCCGACAGGCCCGGCGATGTCTTCAACGCACGCGGAGACGTGCGCACCGTGCTCGAACAGCACGGCTGGGTACGGGTGAAGGGCGGCGTGAATGAGTACTGGCGTCGCCCCGGCAAAGCAACTGGTTGGAGCGCCACGCTCAAGGATGGCGTCTTCTACGTCTTCAGTGCCAACGCCGGCCCCTTCGAACCCAACCGGGCCTATTCGCCCTTTGCCGTCTATACGCTGCTTGAGCACGGCGGTGACTGGTCGCGCGCCGCCTCGGCGCTGCGAGCACAAGGGTATGGATCGCCGCCGTCCTTGATGAGCATGTCGTCGCCGGCCACAGCACCGCTGGTCGACGCCGCCCCGATCAAACTTGAGCCACTGACGGTTCGCAGGCTCATCGCCACGTTCCCCGAGCTGCGCAAGCCCGTCATTCACGGCCTGCTGCGCCAGGGCGAGACGATGAACCTGATCTCTGCTCCGAAGATGGGCAAGAGCTGGCTCGTGACCGACTTGGCCCTGTCCATCGCTACGGGCCGCGACTGGTTGGGGCAATTCCGCTGCGAACGCGGCGACGTACTGATCCTGGACAACGAGCTGCACCAGGAGACCAGCGCCAATCGCATTCCCAAGGTCGCCAACGCCCGAGGCATCCCCATCGACGCCTATGCCGATCGGGTGTGGGTCCAGAACCTGCGTGGTTGCCTTCAGGACGTCTTCTCGCTGGGCAGCTACTTCCGTTCGCTCACGCCCGGACGGTTCAAAGTGATCATCCTCGATGCCTTTTACCGGTTCATGCCGCGCGATATGGACGAGAACGACAACGGCACGATGGCGTCGCTCTACAACCACATTGACCGCTACGCCGACCTGCTGGGCTGCTGTTTTGTCCTGATCCACCACACCACCAAGGGCAATCAGTCAGGCAAGAGCATCACCGACGTGGGAGCTGGCGCGGGTAGCCAGAGTCGAGCCACCGACACGCACATGATCCTTCGTGCCCACGAAGAGGACGATGCGGTCGTGCTGGATGCGGCGGTGCGCTCGTGGCCCCCAGTTGCCCCACGCTGCCTGCGCTGGTCGTTCCCGGTCTGGGTCGCAGCGGATGACCTGGACCCGGCGCAGCTGCGGTCGGACAGCGGCAAGAAGCGAGGCGAGAAAAGACCGGAGTGGACGGTGGAAACGTTCGTTGAGGCCTTCGTCGGGGACCGGCCAGCGACGCGCTCGGCCATCCTCGACAAGGCCGTGCAGGCCGGGTTGTCGCATTGGCTGGCCGATCGGCTGCTGCGGTCCGCCGACGCCGACGGCCTGGTTTTTCGGCAAGGCCTAGGCAAGCGCAATGAGCCGTTCACCTATCAACGCCGGTCGTCATCCAGCGGGGAGGGCGAGCAATGAGAATTCGTTTTGTGAATCGTTGGGCACGCACAAAACGAATGTGGCGGCGTTTCGTTTGGCGTTTCGTTTTGAGCGCACAAAACGAAAGCTGCACGCCGGGTCTCGTTTCGTTTTGTGCGCCCCTTAAAGGGGGCGCACACAAAACGAAACGGCTCAAGTCCGGCGTGCCCCGCGCCAAGACCTGGCGCAAAACGAAACGGCCGCCTATCCGCCCAGGTTGGCCGACGTCGCGTCCAGCCGAGCCAAGTGGCCCAAACCTATCACCCGTCGCCCCGACCCAACACGGGCCAACCCCGGGGCAAGGGGGCGGACGTGGCGGACGTCACGGTTCCTTCGCCGGCCGGTATCGGCCGGAGATGGCGGCGGGAACGGCAGCCATTGTGGACTGACTTTCTTTCGTGAAAGGAATTGCCATGAACATCGAATTGCGTGACATCGATCAGGTCAGACCATATCCCAGCAATCCGCGCCAGAACGACGAGGCGGTGGACGCCGTTGCCGCCAGTTTACGGGAGTTCGGGTTCCGCCAGCCCATCGTCGTGGATGGTGAAGGCGTGATCATCGTCGGGCACACCCGTTGGAAGGCAGCGAAGAAGCTGGGCCTGGCGAAGGTGCCGGTCCACGTCGCCACGGACCTGAGCGAATCGCAGGTTAAAGCCTACCGCATCGCCGACAACCAGACTGCTGCCATCGCCGAGTGGGACTACGAACTGCTGCCCATCGAGCTGTCGTCGCTGCAGGAGATGGATTTCGATCTTAACCTGTTGGGCTTCGACCAGGAGGAACTGGCGCGGCTGATGAGTGGCGACGTGCAGCAAGGTCTGACCGATCCCGACGACGTGCCTGCCCCGCCGGATGCTGCGACAACGCAGCCAGGCGATCTGTGGATTCTCGGCAACCACCGCCTGCTGTGCGGGGACAGCAGCAAGGCCGAGGACGTAAACCGCCTGCTTGAGGGCGCGACCATCCACCTGTGCAATACCGATCCGCCCTACAACGTGAGGGTTGAACCGCGCAGCAACAACGCCATCGCGGCGGGACTTTCGTCGTTCCCGGCTTCCAACGCCATCGAGGCAGCCGATGCGCGGGGCATGCATCACCAGGGGTTCGACCTGGCCCGCCACAAGAGCAAGGCTCACGCCACGCACAAGAAACTGCGGGCCAAGGACCGACCGCTGGTCAATGATTTTGTCAGCGATGAGGAATTCGACCGACTGCTTGAGGCTTGGTTCAGCAACATCGCCCGCGTGCTCGCACCCGGCCGAAGTTTCTACATCTGGGGCGGCTACGCCAATTGCGCCAACTATCCGCCGGTGCTCAAACGCTGCGAACTGTACTTTTCGCAAGCGATCATCTGGGTGAAGGAGCACCCGGTTCTGACGCGCAAAGACTTTATGGGCAACCACGAGTGGTGCTTCTATGGATGGCGCGAGGGTGCGGCCCATAAGTTCTACGGCCCATCGAATGTGTCCGACGTCTGGTCGGTCAAGAAGGTCAACCCGCAGTCAATGGTCCATCTCACCGAGAAGCCAGTTGAGCTCGCGGTGCGGGCGATCCAGTACTCGTCGCTGGCTGGAGAGAACGTGCTGGACCTGTTTGGCGGCAGCGGTTCGACGCTAATCGCCGCTGAGCAGACCGGGCGCAACGCCTACCTGATGGAGCTCGATCCGTTGTACTGCGATGTGATCGTGCAACGATGGGAGAAGTTCACCGGCAAGAAGGCACGGCGCATCTCCGGAGACGAGGTCACTGACTCGACTGAGAAGACCCCAGCCATGATGGCCGGGGTCGACGAAGCGGAGTGAGCGGATGACGCTAAACGTTGCTGGTGAACAAGCCGCGATCGGTCTTCTTGAAGCGGGCCTTCTTGCCCTTGGTCTGAATCTCTCGGAGCATCGCGGCGTAGATGGTTGCGTGCGGCGTCTTGCCGTCGCTGGTCCACATGCCCTTGTCGAGCATGATTCGGACGATATCCCGGCAGCGCATCGGCTGCCTGGCGTCCTTGAGAACCTGGGCAGCGGCGTCCAGTCCGCTGGCCTTCCTGGCCTTCACGGGCTTGGGCACAGCGGTGCTGACTGGCAGGGGCGAGACCTGCGCGTCACGCTCGAGCGGTTCGACGGCGTGAACTCGCGGCTTGCCAGTGGTGGTTGCAGCGTTCTTGGCGGTCTTGGTTTTCTGTGCGACGTTCGACATGGCAGGATCTCCTTCGGCCGTGTTCGGGCTGGCCAGGCCCATGCGCTGTGGTTACAGACCCAAGTCTTCCGCGAGGCGGTTCTGCTGCTCCCAGCCACCAAGGGCCTGGGCCAGTTGCTCAGCGAACCAGCGGACTTCGCGGCTCACGTTTTCGTCGCTAATGCTGGCGGGCTGCAGCCAGGAGGCGATGGCGGCAACAGCCTCCGGCGAGAGGTTCTCGCGGAGGGCGGCGATCAAAGATTCGCTTCCGTAGCCGGCATCGGCACGGCCAGCGTCGTAAGCGTCTTGGAGCGCTTGCCGCAGACCGACCACCCCAACCTCGTGGAAGTCGAGGCTGTCGCGGTTACGCGGCTCGAGCGTCTCGATGGACAGATGTTTGCGGGCTATCCTCGTGAACAAGTCCTGCTTGGCAGTCATCGCGCTATCCTTTCGGGTTCAGTCGATGAAGCGCTGGAGTTCGCGGTAGTAGCCATCCACGTCGCCGTTGGTGCCGACGACGCCATCACAGCGACGCTGGACCTCCGTGGCGATCCAGAACAGTTCCGTGTCGTCGGTGCCCTTGGCATCGATCTCCCAGGTCTTCCAGGCCTGCTCGCCTTTGCCGGGCTCGGCGATGATGCTGTCGATACGGACGGTATTGCTGCCGCGCTGTCGTTCGATGGCGACGTGCCCGGCGGGCCCCTCGAGTTCGATCCGCTTGGTTCGCATGCTCTATCTCCTTGTGAATGCTGGCCTTACAGACACATTCAGCCATCGGTCTTGCCCCGCAGCAAGGCCATTTCGCGGAACGGATGGAATTTCGTGCGGCGCGCATGTGGCGATGTGGTCGGAGGTTACGAACATGGCTGAAGAATCCCGGAAGAATTCCGCCAACCCCGCCGTCCCCCTCCGCTCGGGACGGGCCAACCGGTCGTCAACCCAATGGCGCTTTCCGTAGAGGAAGTGTCACGGCTCCTGTCGGCGGCTGGAGGCAAACGGATCACGGCCGAGCAGATCCAGGCCGACCTGGACGCCGGAGCACCGGTGGGGCCTGACGGGAAAATCAATCTGGTCCACTACGCCGCCTGGCTGGTGCGGGAGGTGCAGACGCGTTGAAGTTCGACCCGCGCCAGCTTCGTGTCGCTGAGGCCGTGCGCCTGCTGAACTCCACGCCGGTGGGCGAGGTGGTGCAGCCGCACGTGGTCTACCGGCATCTCAATCGCGCTGCCTACAAGATCGGCGATGGTCGGCGCATCGATCTGGTGCGCTACGCCGCATGGCTCTTCCACGCCAGGCGAGAGACCTTTGAGCCGGGTTGGACCGAGACCGACTACGAGCGACACAAGGAAGCAGTAAACGCGCGCAGCCGCGCCGCGTCGGAGTCGTCACGCGACATTGCCGCCGAGGGTTGGATCCATCCGCCCGCCAACCCCGAACGCAAGGAGTTGTGTCGCCGCTCGTTTCAAGACTTCTGCGAGCAGTATTTTCCGCAGACGTTTCACTTGGCCTGGTCACAAGACCACCTGACGGTCATTGCCAAGATCGAGCAAGCCGTGCTTGAAGGTGGCCTGTTTGCGATGGCCATGCCCCGCGGATCGGGCAAGACCACGTTGTGCGAGACGGCATGTCTGTGGGCACTGCTGTACGGGCACCGCGAGTTTGTGGCGCTGATTGGCAGCGACGAGGATCATGCCGCCGACATGCTCGACTCGATCAAGAGCGAGTTGGAAAACAACGACCTGCTCGACGAGGACTTCTCCGAGGTCACCGGTCCGATTCGAGCGTTGGAGGGAATCCACCAACGCGCAGCCGGCCAACTCTACCGCGGCGCACGCACCCACCTCGGATGGACGGCGAAGGAGATTGTGCTGCCGACCATCGAGGCCTCGCCGGCCAGCGGCGGGATCATCAAGGTCACGGGCATCACCGGGCGCATCCGAGGCATGAAGCATAAGCGGGCCGATGGCAAGACCACTCGTCCGTCGCTGGTTCTGCTCGACGATCCACAGACCGATGAGTCGGCCCGCTCTCCGTCGCAGTGCGCTGCGCGCGAACAGATCCTCGCGGGCGCGATCCTCGGCCTGGCCGGTCCGGGGCGCAAGATCTCCGGGCTGATGACGCTGACCGTCGTCCGTCCCGACGACATGGCCGACCGCATCCTGAATCGGGCGAAGCATCCGGAGTGGCAAGGCCAACGCACGAAAATGGTCTATTCGTTCCCGACCGCCGAAAAGCTCTGGCAGCAGTACGCCCAGCTTCGTGCCGAGGGCCAGCGCAGCGGCCGGGGAACACAGGAGGCAACCGAGTTTTACCGCCGGCATCGCGCAGAGATGGACGAAGGCGCTCTGGTCGCCTGGCCGCAGCGCCACAATCCCGATGAACTGAGTGCCATTCAGCACGCGATGAATCTCAAACTCGACCACGGCGAAGCGGCCTTCTGGGCCGAGTACCAGAACGAGCCGTTGCCAGAGGCGGGTGATACTGATGACCTGCTGACCGCCGAGGCCATCGCTGTCAAGACCAACGGCATGAAGCGCGGGGAGGTGCCCGTGGGCGTCAGCCACCTGACGATGTTCATCGACGTGCAGGGCAACGCACTGTTCTGGATGATTTGCGGCTGGGAGGAGGACTTTACCGGCTATCTGCTGGACTACGGAACGTATCCCGACCAGAAACGGGCCTACTTCACGCTGCGCGACATCCGACGCACCTTGATGATGGTCCACTCCGGCGGCGGCCAGGAAAGCGCGATCTACGCGGGACTGGAGGCCCTCACCAGTCGACTGCTGACCCGGCACTGGCGGCGCGACGACGGCGCGGAGATGGTCGTCGAGCGTTGCCTGATCGACGCCAACTGGGGCAACTCCACGGACGTGGTCTACCAGTTCTGTCGCCAAAGCCCGCACGCGGCGGTGCTGATGCCGAGCCACGGCAAGTACGTCGGCGCATCGAGCGTTCCGTTTTCCGACTACAAGCCCAAGCGTGGTGATCGCGTGGGATTGCACTGGCGTGTACCCAATATTCAGGGCCGACGATCAGGGCGCTATGTCCTGATCGACACCAATTACTGGAAGAGTTTCGTTCAAGCACGGCTGGTCGTGCCCATGGGCGATCCCGGTTGCTTGTCTCTTTTCGAGCCGTCTGCGGGCCATGATCACCGGCTGCTCTCGGAGCATCTGACGGCCGAGTACCGGGTGAGGACGGAGGGACGCGGGCGGCAGGTCGACGAATGGAAGCTTCGCAAACCAGGCCTGGACAACCACTGGCTGGACTGCCTGGTCGGCTGCGCGGTTGCGGCCAGCATGCAGGGTTGCGTGCTGTTCGGCACCGATACCAAGCGCGAGATCAACCGTCCTCGCCTTAGACTCTCGACGCTGCAGAGGAGGAACCGATGACTCCCCGGAGCGAATCCCAGCGAGTCGCAGACTGCGACAAGCCTGTGGGTTTGGAGTGTCGCAACTGCGGTTGTCGTCATTTCTACGTCGTCTACACGCGGCCGACCGAGCGGGGAATCACCCGCGTGCGGGCCTGTCGTCATTGCGGAAGACGAATCGTCACGCGCGAAACCATCCTTGGCGACCCGCAGCGCGGCCAGTACCGCTCCTGAATTACACGGGTGGAACAATTCGAAGCCTACGCCCCCTTCGATCCGACACGCCCCCCCTCTGCTGACACATCACAAGTGATGGCCATGCAACTGCCCACATTGCCGGACAGCGGTCCGCTGCTTACCGAACTGCGGTTCGTGAACCCCATGGACCGCGACGATGCCATCCAGGAAGCGTGGCTTGCCTACCTGGAGGGGCGCGACCCGGCCCGTGCCGTGGCGACGTTCGCCCAGCGCCTGCGCCGGGAACGACAGCGAACTCTGGTCAGTTCGAGCGTGACGGAGCTGGTGTGATGTCCTCGAACCTCGACAACGCGATCCGCGACAACGCCGCCGGGCCGAAGAAGGCGACTGGCGATTCGGGCAGCATCGAGCAGCACTCGCTGGCTGAGCAGATCGCGGCCGACAAGCACCTGGCCAGCAAACAGGCGATTTCAGGCAAGGGCCTGGGCGTCAAGCTGGTCAAACTCTCTCCTCCGGGGGCAGCGTGATGTGGCCGTTCGGCAACAAGACAACCCGCAAGGCCCGTTCTTTCACCCGAGTCATTCGGGCCAAGTACGACGCGGCGGCGACTAACGCCGACAACGTACGGCACTGGGCCAATGCCGACGGCCTCTCCGCCGACGCGGCCGCGTCGCCCGACGTGCGACAGACGCTTCGCAACCGTAGCCGGTACGAGGTCGCCAACAACAGCTACGCGCGGGGCATCGTGCTCACGCTGGCCAACGACTGCGTCGGCACCGGCCCGCGTCTGCAACTGCTCACCGAGGACGCCGAAGCCAACGATCTGATCGAGACCGCCTTTGCCGCCTGGGCAGCGGAAATCCGCCTTCCGGCCAAGCTGCGGCTCATGCGGATGGCCAAGGCCGTGGACGGCGAGGTGTTCGGTATGCTCACGGCCAACCCGAAACTCCGCAGCCCGATCAAGCTGGATCTGCAACTGATCGAGGCCGACCGCGTGGCCAACCCCGATGCCCGCATCCTGATCGACGATGCCGTGGACGGCATCCAGTTCGACCGCTATGGCAACCCGGTTCGTTACCTGGTGCTGCGGCGTCATCCGGGCCAGGCGGGTTTTGCGCCGGCGCTGGATGGTTACGACCGCGTGCCCGCCGAGGCGATGATTCATTGGTTCCGTGCGGATCGGCCTGGTCAGCACCGAGGCGTCCCGGAGATCACGCCCGCCTTGCCTCTGTTTGCCCAGTTGCGGCGCTACACGCTGGCGGTGCTAGGGGCGGCCGAGACGGCGGCGGACTTCGCGGCGGTGCTCTTCACCGACGCTCCGGCCAACGGTGAAGCGGCGGCGGTTGAGCCAATGGACATCGTCGAGCTCGAGAAGCGGATGGCGACGGTGTTGCCAGACGGATGGAAGCTCGGGCAGATTAAGGCCGAGCAGCCCGGCACGACCTACAGCGAGTTCAAACGCGAACTGCTCAACGAGATCGCCCGCTGCCTGAACATGCCGTTCAACATCGCGGCAGGCAACTCGTCGGGCTACAACTACGCCTCCGGTCGCCTCGATCATCAGACCTACTACAAGAGCATCCGCGTCGAGCAGGCCGACTGCAACAGCGTCGTGCTCGATCCGCTGCTGAACGCCTGGCTGACCGAAGCCCGGCTGCTCGCCGACTTCTCCTTCCTGGCCGGCGTCGAATCGCTGGAACACCAGTGGTTCTGGGACGGCACCGAACACGTCGATCCGGCCAAGGAGGCCAGTGCCCAGGCCCAGCGCCTGGCCAATCACACCACCACGCTGGCCTACGAATACGCCCGCCAGGGCAAGGACTGGGAGACCGAGCTGCGCCAGCGGGCCAAGGAAAAGCAGTTGATGAAGGAACTGGGCCTGTCCGAAGCCCAGGCTCAACCTACGCAGGAACCGCAATCCCAAGAGGAGGACGACACGGATGTCGAAGACCAACGACAAGCAGCCTGAGTTCGTGACCATGCGCGGACCGCTGACGATCCAAGCCGCCGACGGCGATGGCGCTCTGCCGCAGTTCCGCATGGTGGCCTACACCGGCGGGTTGATGCGGATAGCCGGGTTTCCGCACCCGGTCGTAGTGGACCTGGCGGGCTTGGACATCCCGTCGCAGAACCTGCCGATCCGGCTGGACCACGAACGCCGCCAGGGCGTGGGCCACACCCAGCGGGTCAGTGTCGAGGGTGGCCAGCTCGTGGCCGAAGGTTTGATCAGTCGCGACACCTCCTGGGCGCGGGATGTGGCGCGAAGCGGCGCTAACGGCTTCCCCTGGCAAGCGAGCATCGGCGCGGCGGTGATCGAGGCGGAGTTCATTCCCGCCGGTGCCACGGTCAACGTCAACAAGCAGCAGTTCACCGGCCCCGTGCATGTGGTGCGTCGGGCGGTGCTCAAGGAGATCAGTTTCGTCGACAGCGCAGCCGATCCGGGCACCACCGCCCGT